AACACAGAATATTACACTCTTTATTTTTGTTCCGAAGAACTGGTATTATCTGAGCAGAGAAAAATTAGTAAGTCATATAAGGGCATGTTAATCTCTGATATTGTGTCGGATGTTTTAGAAAACCAATTAAAAGTAAACAATAAAAAAATAAACAAGATTGAAGAAACCACAGGAATGTATGATTTTGTGGTGCCTAGAATGAAACCTTTTGAAACAATTAGTTGGGTATCAACCTATGCTCGACCTGCAGCAACTGGAACAATAGGTGCCGATATGTTATTTTATGAAACAAAAGAAGGTTACAATTTTAGGTCCTTACAATCATTATTTCAAAGTGATGTTTATGCTTACTACAAATATCAGCAAAAAAACCTTGATGATAAAGAACAATCAATGCAAGAAAAAGCAATATCGGTGTTACAATATGAATTTAACAAAGCTTTTGATATTATAAAAGATGTTGCGTCTGGTTCTTTTGCCAATAAGTTAATTACTTTAGATCCAACAACTCGAACATATAAAACAACTGACTTTGATTATAATAAATTTAAAGACCAAGCAAAATCATTAAATCCTGATGGCATTATAAACAATTTGCAAAACCGATTTGGTGATACTTTAAATCAATCTGCTGACGCAGTTACCAAACTTATGACAAGTAATGCAGGTGAAGGCAACGTTCCTTACATGAAACAAAAAGAAGCAGGATTTGCCAAAGATATTTTTGCAGAAACTTATGTGCCGCAAAGAACAGCACAACTTAATTTGGCCAACTATAACGTAGTTAAACTGGCAATTCCTGGTGATCCAGGGTTAACTGCTGGTAAAGTAATTGAATTCAATTTGATGACAATTAAACCCACTACAACTAAAAAAGATTTAGATAAATTTTATTCTGGTAAGTATTTGGTGACTGCTGTTCGCCATGTTATTCAACCAATGAATGGAACATATCAAACAATATTAGAAATAGCCAAAGATAGTGCGGACAATAAGTATCAAAATGTTAATAACTCTGACTTTAAAGAGAGTGTGTCTGAATAATGGAAAATTTCTTAGGTAAAGATGGTTTTAATTGGTGGATGGGAGTTGTAGAGTCCCGTGATGATCCGTTAAACCTTGGCAGATGTCAGGTTAGAATATTTGGCCATCATTCAGACAATGTACAAGAAATTCCTACAAGCGACCTATCATGGGCTTTACCTGGTTACTCACCTAATTCGGGATGGGTATCTTCTACACCAATCAAAGGCGATTACGTCTTTGGATTCTTTTCTGATGGAGCATCATCTCAAGCGCCGGTCATGTTGGCCATATTTCCTGGTATACCACAAAACGGCGCATCATCAGGTGGATTTTCAGAAGGCAGTCATTATCCCGTAGGTGAACCTACGACAAGTCGTTTGTACCGTAACGAAAAGATAGACCAAACCGCAATTGGAGAACACAACAATAATTTAGATACAGGTGTTGCAACTGCTTCAGGAGGTTCTTGGAGTGAACCAAAATCACAATATAACACACAACCGCCATACAATAATGTAACAGAAACTATGGCAGGCCATGTTTTTGAGTTTGATGATACTCCAGGAGCAGAAAGAATACATTTAAATCATAAAATGAATACTTTTTTTGAAATTGCTCCTGACGGAAGTAAAGTTACTAAAGTACAAGGTGACAACTATGAGATTTATATAAAAGATAATAATATTCATGTCAAAGGTCAATGTAATATCACGGTTGACGGTAATGCTGGAATATATGTCAAAGGTGATGCCACACAAAAAGTTGACGGAAGTGTAAATTGGAATGTTGGTGGTGATGTGAATATGCAAATCGGTGGCAAATTTATTGCCAAGGCATCTCAATTTGACTTAACTGGTGATGTATATCAGACTGGTAGCATGAATATCACAGGACATGAGTTTGTTGGTGGTGGAATATCTGCTGGCACACAAGGTTCCGGTGGCGATATCACGACAGTAGGTAATATCAACATTATTGGTTCTGTAACGGCTACAGGTGATGTAGTTGGCGGTGGTATTAGTTTAGATAATCATGTCCATTCTGATCCACAAGGCGGAACAACAGGTAAACCACAATAAGGAAAATTCAAAATTTTGCGTTCCGGCCCCAAAAATTCTCCTCGCAAAAGCAGGAGTTCGGAAAGCGAATTTACTCCTAGAACTCTGATAAATAAAAGATGGCAAAATTAACAAACATATACTCTGATATAGATTTTACATTTACCAAGAGACCTGTGGTAGGCGATGTTGCTTTGAGTTTTGATGATAAAGCGGTAATAAGGTCAATTAGAAATTTGTTATTGACAAAACACTACGAAAAGCCTTTTAACCCACAAATTGGCTCAAATTTAAACGCTTTGTTGTTTGAAAACTTTTCACCTTTGGCCGCTTCCAGTATTGAAACTGAAATAAAAAATATTATAGATAACTACGAACCTAGAGCAGCATTAAAAGAAGTCAATGTAAATGCAAGTCCAGATCAAAATGCTTACAATGTTACTTTAACTTTTTATATACAAAATGCAACAACACCAACAACAGTAACACTCATATTAGAGAGAAATAGATAAAATGGCAGGAGCTAATTCTAATATTCAAATTACAGATTTGGATTTTAATAATATTAAAACCAATTTAAAGAAGTTTTTGCAATCTCAGGATACATTAAAAGATTACAATTATGAAGGTTCTGCACTTTCTACTTTATTAGATATTTTGGCTTTTAATACACAATACAATTCTTACTATCTCAATATGGTGGCAAATGAGATGTTTTTGGATTCCGCTATAAAAAGAAGTTCTGTGGTTTCTCAAGCAAAAGTATTGGATTATGTACCAAAATCTTCAATTGCACCATCAGCAATAATTAACCTAAAAGTTAATCAAGTCAATGATTCATCATTAACTCTGCCTGCTTATACCAAATTTTTATCTGAAGCTATTGACGGAGTAAACTATAATTTTGTTACAACAGATTCAACAACAGTTAGTGTTGATAATACACATACTGCCTATTTTAATAACATACAAATTAAACAAGGTTTGTCCGCATCAATGAAATTTACCGTTGATAGTGTTGCAAATCCAAAATACCTTTTTACAATACCAGAATCTAATGTAGATACTACCAGTTTAAAAGTTATTGTTCAACAATCTTCTTCCAGTTCTACTTCTGATGTTTATACATTAGCAAGTAATTATTTAACTTTAGATTCAAATTCTCTTGTTTATTTTTTACAAGAAAGTTTAACTGGAACATATGAAATATATTTTGGTGATGGAATATTAGGAAAATTGTTACCAGATGGTGCCGTAGTTAATATATCTTATGTTGTGACTAACGGAACTTCTTCGGCTGGAGCAAATAATTTTGTTTTAATGCAACCTATATCTGGTTATTCCAATAATACAATTTATCCTGTTTCGGCCGCATCTACTGGCGGAAATAAAGAATCTATTGATTCTATTAAATTCCAAGCACCAAAAAGTTATGCTTCACAAGGTCGTGCAATAACCAAAGAAGATTATATTACTACAATTCAACAAAATAAATTAGGTTATGCTTTTGATGCTGTTAGTGTTTGGGGTGGCCAAGAAAATATACCTCCAGTTTATGGGCAAGTTTATATTTGTTTAAAACCTGCTGGCGCATATACAATTACTGCCACACAAAAACAAAGATTGATTGAAGAAGTTATTAAACCTATTTCAGTACTAACTGTTGAACCTACTATAGTTGATCCGGATTATACTTACATTAAAATTAATGCTAATGTTCTGTATGACCCAAAGAAAACAACTTATACCGCAAATCAAATTCAACAATTAGTTACAACGGCAATTAGTAATTTTGCCAAAACAACTTTGAATACGTTTAATTCAACCTTTTCTGCGCCTACATTGACAACAACAATTCAAAATGTAGATCCATCTATCATAACAAATGAAACAAAAATTCAGTTGCAGAAAAAGTTTTATCCAATTTTGACAACAACTCAAACTTACAATTTTTATTACGGAACATCAATACAAAAAGGTTTATTTTTAAGTGGTATTTCAAGTAATCCATCGTATCAATATCAAGATCCGCTAAACAAAGCAAATGTTATTGATGGTCTTTATATTGAAGAAATCCCACAATCAGCTGGCGGAATTCAATCTGTCACACTTATTAACGCTGGTTTTGGTTATCAATATGCTCCAACAGTTACTATTTTGGGTGATGGATCAGGTGCAACTGCCGAAGCAACTGTTAATAATAATGGTACGCTTCGAGCAATTAATATTACCTCTTCAGGAAATAACTATACAAGTGCTATTGTCACAATTACTGCAAACTCCAATGATACTACAGGACAATCAGCAGCTGCTGTGGCCGCAGTACAAGGACAATACGGAACATTAAGAAGTTATTATTACAGTAATGGTAACGTCAAAACAGTATTTAATAATAATATTGGAACAGTTGATTATTTCAATGGTATTTTAACTTTAAATTCTTTTGCTCCCGTACAAGTTGATAATCCTTTAGGTCAATTAACACTTTCTGTTAATCCAACAACAACTATCGTATCTTCTTCACTTAATCGAATTATTACAGTTGACCCTTATGATCCATCTGCTATAACTGTAACCGTAACTGCCAAAAATTCATGATTGATAGCGGCCAAAAAACCTCACTATTAATACCGTCACAACTTCCTGAATTTATTCGGGATGA